CCGTATGCTTTTATCTGTCCGAGTGCGTAAGTCAGTCGCTCGATAGGTATTCCGACGGCAGAGGCCATGTCTGCAAGTCTGCGTGTAGTGTCCACGACATCTTTTGCCGCTACATCGTATGCCGTCAGCTGCTTGGCAGCAGCAGAAAGTTCTATGAGCGTGTATGGCGACACCAGCGCCATCTGAGACAACTCATTGAAAATCTGGCTTCCCCTCTCCGCGCTGTTGACAAGTATTCCAAGCGCTCGCTCGTTCATTTCGTACTGAGAGCGCACTTCGATAAGGTTCTTCACAAATTGAGTGCTCGCACCCACAGTGAAGTAGAAAGCGAGACGGTTCTTCATGTAGTTCCATGAACGTCCGAGGGCGGTGTTCGACTTGAATAGCTCGTTGTTGGAGCGTATCAGCTGACTGTTCTTGTTCAGTAGTTCGTTCTGCTTTTCCTTGAGCAACGCGACATGCATGGCTGCTCGCTGGAACTCTTGCGCAGACTTCTCAGTCGACGTGTCGAGCCCCTGCATGTAGCTCTGAAGTCTGCGGATTTTAGCAGCGAGGTCGTCAAGAGTCTTTTCAGAGCCTTTGAGAGCATCCTTTAGGCTTACCGGGCGAGAAAGCTGCGCGTTGAGCTGCTGCGACTGTCGCTGCAACTCTTGGAATCTCTGTCGGAGCTGTGTTCCGAAAGGAGAAGTGCGCTCAGCGTCAGTCATTTTCTGATAAGTCTCCTGCAACTGCTTCATCTCAGCATTGACAGTCTTGATTGGAGAAGAAGCATCTGATGTTACGAGCTTGTCTGCGGTCAATCCAAGCTTGTCTCCGACGAAGCCTCTCAGCAAGCTTGATGTCATCGGTGTGCTGTAAGAAGACGGAGCGACGTATTTCTTTCCGCGCTGCTCAATTTCTTGGGTTATTTGTTTCTCTGTGCCTAATTGTGCGTTTCTTGCAGCATTCTCTTCAGCGATTATCTTTTCTATCTGCTGCTCTATCGTAAGACCTTTTGCGCGCGCGTCGTTCTCTGCATAGACAGTGCCTTTGTAGTTTGTAATGTTCGCACGGCCGAATAGGCTTATGTCTCTTCGTGCCTCGCGCGCAATGTCTCTTATAAGAGCAAGATGCTCTTTCTGCTCTTGAAGTGTTTTACCCTCTTTCTCAGAGACAACGACAAGACGTTGCGTTGCTGCTGCTTGATTACGAATCTCTTCTGTGTAGCGTTTGGCTGATTGGGTTTGTTTTTCAGTTTCTTGTGTTGACTGACGCTGAACATTTGTCGTGTCAATCATTATATTCTTGATACGATTGTATTCTTTTTCAAGCTCAAGGTATCTATTGCTTGCACCAATAGGTGAATCCACAAGATTCTTTTGTGCTTCTGAAAGTTCTCTTATTTTTTGTTTGAGAGCATTCATTTCTTCCCTTCTTTGCTTGGTTGCATCCCTGTAACCATCTGGGCGTTCCTTGTACAATTTTGCAATTTCTTCCGATAACTCTTTTATGCGAGCCTTTCTTTCCTCAATGGTTTTTGTAAAGCCATCCACGACACCCTGCCTTTGCTGCCGCATGGCTTTTTGCTCTTCCTCCATCAAACGACGAACCTGCTCTGCTTGCTGCTTGTAGCCTTGCATGAAAGCAATGTAACTGTCCCTTGCGGACTTTCCCATATCTGGAATACGCATTTCAGATGGAAGTCTTGTGGCTTTTTCTAATGCCGTCTGCATTTGGTCATACGACATTTTAACCTCTTGGTTTTTCTTAATTTGCTTGCCTCTTGCCGCAATAGTTTTCTCAACCGCGTCCGTCTCCGCGTTTTGTGCCTTTGCACGCTTTGATGCTCCGCCGTCAGCAGAACCACCAGAATCTATCTTGAGGTTGCCTAACGACTTCAGCTTGGCTTCCATCTCTCCAACGGCATTGTTGGTAGATTGAACCATTTTCTTCATTGCCTCGTCAACATGGGCAACAAGAGAATCTATTGATTTTTTCAACTGGTCGTCCGAAAGACTGGCCATTACAAGCGTTGGGGAGTTGTTCGCCATATCTATATATAGTTTTATTTGTTGTTCTTACTTTTGTCTCTTCTGACTGGAATCTCAAACTCCTCGCCCTCTTTGAGTTGTGGAATCTTGCCGAATCCAGATAGGAAGTTATCAAACTTCTGCTGTGCCTCGTAAGCACTCTTGTAGTCGTTCCAAGCCTTTTTGTCCGTTCCTTTGAGATACTTAGTGTGAGTGTTGTCAACCGCCATGAACTGAATCTGAGCAATACTCAGACGGTACAGATAGTCGTCTAATCGGTACTGCGTGAATGCTCTGAGGAAGTCTGAGGCGTCCGCAACGATAGTGCTTCCGTAAACAGTGATGCTGTCTCCTCCGATTTCTTCTTCCGCATCAGAAGTGAATCCGTAAGCGTACTCACCGATTTTCTGAGTAAAAAAAAACCAGACAGGTCGATGGACTTTATCGCTCCGAGGATGATTGCTGCCCATTGGTTTGTGTCAAACGTGCTGTTCATCACCTTGGCTTTCATCATCGCCACCATCTTGTCATTCCTTGACATCACGTCGTCAACATCTTCGTAGGAGTGTATGTCGTCAGGCGTGAACCGATGGTTGCACAACACTATTGCCATTATCTCACACATCGCATCAAGGTCGGTACACAAGGCTTTTATAACCTTTTCGTCCGTATCAAGCGACTCGTCGGCTTTCCTCATGTCCATCACAAGGCGACATATACGATACAGAGAGTAGTAGCGCATATCCTTCACCACATACTCCTTGTCTCCCAACATGACCAGCGACGGGCTGTCATTGATGATGTCCACAATGTCCCTCTTGACTTCCAATGAGAACTCTTGCATCTGAGCGTCTTCTACCTCTTGTTCTTGTTTCTTCTTTGCCATGTTCGTGAACGTAAATCTTTGTTATTCTTGTAATTGTAATTCTAATGTTCCACGTGAAACTTGAAAGGGGACACAAATGGGACTATCCCACCGTGTCCCCCCACGTTCACGAAAACAAATAGAACTTTTCTTCCTTGTGGTTATCCGTTACCGCCGCCACCTGTAGTAGGTGCTGTACCAACAATCTTGTACATGTGCTCCACGTCGTTGGTGTCAGTCCAGTTCAGGGCGGTGATGGTGACCGCGTAGTTCAGAGCACCGTCCTCGTCCTTCTTGATAGTACCAATGGTCAAGCCACGATACAGAACGAGAGCATAGTTACCACGCTGGAACTCCAGCTTCCACTCATGCTCGCTTGTGAAAGCGTTGGCAGCACCCTCATAGGTGTCGGTTGCTTGGTCATACGAACCACCGAACAGCGCAGGGAGTTCGGACAGGTCATAGTTAGCCAACTCAAAGTTGAAGGTTACGGGATTGCCATCGTAGAAGATGTCAAACGGAGCATCAAAGAACTCGGCTTCAATCTCAGTTGAATCGGGTTCATCCTGTCCAACGGTCAGACCCTTCAGAACACCACTAACCTTTGTGTAGTCTCCAGTGCCGCCTACGGCGCGATAGCCCAACATGGCGGTCTTTACAGTTGTTTTCTTTGCCATAATTAAAACGTTTTTTAAATGGTTTATAAATAAATTACTCTATTCACTTTGGTTGTCAATAACGACGATGAACGACTTGATGAACGAGAAGTACATGTTGCTGTCATCAGAGCCCTCGATGTCGTCGGCAGAAATCAAGCTGTCTTTCTCGATGTAGTATCCTCCGTCTCTATTCTCTGACTGCTCGTTGATGATGTCGTTGATGGAGTTCTCGAACATAGCATAGATGTCGTGGTTAATGCGACCTCTGGAAATGGGCGGGACAAACGCTTCGATATAGCAGCGTACACGACCGTATGCTTGGCGGTCAAACTCTGACTCGTCCACGATTGAACCGACATGGATAACAAGGAAGCCGTCTTTCGTGTCTGACTCAGTAAGCTCGCTCGGTACTTGCATGTCGTACACGTTCTCGGACACAACGCCGAAGAGCAAGTTGTACAAGTAGTCGTATATGTCTATTCTCGATTCGTTGACCATAGTTTACATCTTTTGCTTCTGAAACTTGTCAAGCCGACTTGGGTTCTTTAGGTTCTTCTTTGCGGAACTATAAAGTGATTTGCTCGCATACGTCTCGGTGTGTATCTTGATTCTTGTCTTTGCAGGCTTGAGGTCACTCTTAATCTTGTCATAGTGCCACGTCAGGATATTGAACTTAACAAACCTTTTGTAAAAGATGTTGTGGTGTCCCTCTTCCCAATAACCCCAATATGGAGCGCATATTGCAAAGGTGACTTTCCATTCTCCTGCCTTGCAAGATTTTGCAGCCTTTTGGATGTACTCTTCTGCAAGTTGATGACCGTTTACAGGTTCAGCCGCAGACTCATACGACCAGTTTGCGCTTTGCAAGTATTTTGCCTTTTGGACATCTTGGTTATACAACTCTTTCCATTTGCGAGTTCCACCCTCAAGTACGGCTGCGCTTGAATATGAGTGCAAATTTGAAGGCTTTGTGGCACGTTGGTTTCTGTAGAAACCGCTGTCAACCATCTTGCCGTCATAGCACACAATCCAACAAAGACTGTCAAGCAAGTTTCCTGTGTCGTCGAAGTTATGCTTTGAGTTTATGGCATTGATGTCGACTCCAAGGGCAAGAATCTCCTCCTTTGCATACTCGACAAGACGGCGGTTCTGTTCAGCGACAGCATTTGCCATCATCTGTTCAGCCGTCTTTGCAGCGTTGAATCCTACCAGCCTGCTCTTTCTCATGTGCTACCAACTGTTACGTGTTGCATAGATGCTTACGCCCATCAGCTGTGACGGCGTCGCGTTGTTCACTGTCAGCTCAAATGTCTCGCCATATCTCGTGACAGAGACCTTGTCCCCCTTTCGCGGGATAACCCAGTTCCCATCGTCGTTCTTGACAAGGGGGATGCTGATGATGTACAAGGCAGTCTGCATGAAGTTTCCGTTCTCGTCAGTGACCATGTGCTCGTCCATCACACCTTCGTATATGACAAGCGTAGAGTCAGGCTGCATGCCCTTCCCAGCTATCACACGTGTGATGACTCCTTCATAAGGAAACTCAAGAATCTCGTCTCGTGTCATGCCCTGTCGATGTCAATGACTGGTATCGTCCTTATCTTCCTCTTAGCTGCCAGCTCAGTCAGCTCAGCACCCTTCTCGTCGTCGTATTTCGTGTATATGCGGATAGCATACTGGATTTTATCGTCTTGATAGAAGTCTTGCTCGCTGCCGACGGACTTTGAGAATCCGTTGTGCGACTGAGATAGAGATGCGGTATTGGAAGGCCGGAGCAGAACTGCCGTATAGATAAGGTCTGCGGTCAGCAAATCCCTGTCTTTCTTTGTCACGACAGTCTCGTCATATACGTCAGACTTAGGGTCTATACCCCTGTCCAACGCTATTTTGATGAAGTTCTTCTCAGTGAAAGAAGAGTACATCGTCGATGCTTCAAGCCATTCTAATACCGTCATCTCAATCTACAACTAACTACTAACTACTAACAATAAAACCTATCAGTCGGTTGTCTTGGTGATGTCAACGACAACGTGATACTGGTACTCGTCCAGCACGGTTGCGTATCGTCCAATCACGTCAGTGTGGTAGGACTTGAGCATGCCGTTGGGGACAACCTTGTTAATCACGTACAGGAAGTTCTGCGCCTTTGCGACAGACCACTGAATGTTGTTGTTCACCTCACCGCTCTGCATCAGCTGAACGTCTGCGGTCTTCGCATGCACGAGCACGCCAGCGTAGCCGAGAGGACGCAAGACGACAACCTTCGGGTTCCATCCCCTCACGCTGTGGTACGTGGTGATGTTCTGAACGGTCTGCTGCTCGCGGACGACCCGGATGGGAGAAATCTTCGAGATGGGCGAGCGGCTGTAGGCGACGAGCTGCTCCCACGTAATCGTGTCGACAGAAGTGCTGGTTCCGCTGTTGTTGATGACGATGACCTTGTCTGGAGCATAGAGCTGGATATAGCGGTTCACCTGCTCGACGAACTTGGCGTTCTTCAGAAGGACGTTGATGACAGTTTCCCAAGGAATGTCCCACTCAAATGACATACTGTCGGGGAGCGAGTTTGCTTCCTTGAAGTCCTCCTCTATCTTCCGCATCTGCTCGGGGATGTCTGCGTCCGGGTCAGTCCAAACGTCGTTCAACGCGTGCTTGAAGTTCGTCACTGGAATGTAAGAACGCTGGCTCGTGATGACTCCGCTGAAGCCCTGCGTGGTGGCAGTGCCGCCGTTAGGATTCTGCAAGGCAATGGTATTGCCGTACTGTCCTCCGCGAGAAAGCGTCTGAGCGGCCATGTTGGAGATGGTGAGGTTGTGAGACTTAATCAGGTCGGCGACGCCACGTACAAAGCCGACAACGAGATTCTGGTCACTGCCGAGCTCGCGCAGCTTTGCCTCCAGAGCTTTCTTGGACATCGATGTCTCGAACATGCCCTTACCATACTGGTAGATAGAGCCCGTCTGTGCCTCGAATCCCTCAGCGTCAAGCTGCATGGTCTCAGACAGCGGAGCCATTGCGTCAGCCATAGGAACGGTACGGTTGGTCTTCTGCTGGATAGTCCACGCTGGGTTCTTCTTCAGGTCGGCGATGTCGATGTCGTACTCGTTTCCCTCAACGCGGAAATGCTCTTGCCAGAAGAAACTGTTCTCCTCAATCTCGATGGTGTTGTCAATCAGGGTCTGCAAGAATCCTTGGTTTGCACCATCGAGGAAACCCCTCTGATAGAGGCGCTCGATGGCCTCGTCGGGTGTAAAATTGTATTTAAGTGCGTTTGGCATAAAATTTCCTCCTTTCGTTAAATCCAGAATATTCCGTCAATGTAAGAGCGGTTCATGTCCAAGACGTACTGAGGCAGCGGCTGCATGCGAGCAATCCATGCCTGCTTGTTGTACACCGTGGAGATGGAGTAGTTAGCATTCTCGATTCCGTAGCCATCGGTGGGCATGAGGTCACGGTCTGCTTCGATGAATGTGTTGGGGTTCGGCACGAGGACGGGTGCGCTTCCTGTTTCCTCTTCGTCGGCAGCCACGTTTGCTTCGACAAGAATGCTCTCGTCGGTCAGTGCGCCAATCGCCTTGTCGAGCGTGACACTGAACTGCTCGTTAGCTGCGTCGTACACGACGGCAGTAACCTTCGCGTAAGTTCCAGTGTACTCGCCGCCTCCGTTTGTGACAAGAGACTCTGGGGCGACCATCAGAGCCATTCCGACTTCCGGGGCGTCGCTGTATCCGTCTCCGTTCAAGACAATGGTGGTGGCAGTCGCGCCAGACGCAGTCTTAACAGCAAAGGAGCGGAAGATGAGACAGCCCTTTGCTGGTGTGTACTGCACGAGCTGAGCAGCCCACAGATGGCCGAAGCCCTTGTTCGGGTTCAACACAGTTCCGCCAAGCAGTACATTGCCGCGCTGCTCGCCGTTGCTGTCTTTCACCCAAACCCACTTGCCGCCACGGACTTTGCGGGCGGTTTCGTAGAAATAAGCCAAATTCGTAATCTGCATGATTCTTTTTCTTTGATAATTAAACAACTTTTACTTTTGGTAGGGAAGCAAAGAACTCTTCGTCCATCTTTCGGACTTGCTGTGGCTTGAGCGGCTTGATGTCGCCGATAGAGTCCTTGAACACTTCCGTGAAGCGCGAGACCCACTTCTCAGCCTGCTCCTTGTCTTCCTTCTCAAG